CTAGCGCACCCACTGCAGCAGTCGGTACAAATACAACTCAATTGGCTACTACTGCATTTGTCACAGCAGCTTCTCCTGACATTAGCGGAAAAGCAGATACAGCAGACATTGGTGTAACTATTCAACCATATGATGCTGACACTGCTAAACGTGATGAGCCTAATACCTTTACAGACAGTGCTACTTTTAATGGTGGTATCGAAGTTGATGGTCTCTACAAGCAGAAAAGGCTCGTCCTTGGTAATAATACCAGCACTATCGATATCAGTCAGGCGAATTATTTTAACTTGATGGTGAATCAAAATACAACATTTAATTTCACTAATGCACCGCCAAGTGGAACTGTAGGATCATTTACCTTAGTGTTGTTCCATGCGGCTGGAACTATTTCGTGGCCTGGTGCCGTTAAATGGCCTGCAAATACTGCGCCTACACTTGCTACTGGGAAGTACCACGTATTTTCATTCCACACTGTTGATGGCGGTTCTAAGTATTACGGTGCCGCACTTGTTGATTATAACTAATTAATATGGATCCTATTACACAATTTATATACGCAACTAGCGGTGGTTCTAAGGCACCGTTTGACTGTCATTTTCTAGTGATTGCCGGAGGTGGTGCTGCGGGGCAGAGTAATAACTGGATGTCCGGTGGAGGTGGAGCTGGTGGTTACATCACTTCTTGGGACAATGGTGGAAACGAAATGAGCGGAGGCGGTGCTACTGCTTCGTCTCCACTTTTACTAAAGGTAAATACAACATACTTTATCACTATCGGCGCAGGAGCCGCAAACGGTACTCACACTAACGGTAGCGAGTCAGCCTTTGAAGGGTATGACAGCGCTGGGGCTTATTTCTTGATAAGCGCAACTGGCGGTGGTAGAGGCGGAGCTCAAAATACTGGATACCAAGGTGGTAGCGGAGGCGGTGGTGGAGCTATTCACAATATGGGTTACAGCGGTGGTAATGGCGTGTCAGGCCAAGGTTACGGAGGTGGTACTGGCTATTCTCAGAACACAAACAGTTGGTATTGCTACAATTATGGTGGTAGCTATTGCACGCCTACTAACGGTGGTACTGGCGGCGGTGGTGGAGCAGGTGGAGCAGGTGGAGCAAGTTGGAATGGAGGAGTAGGTGGCGTTGGCCAACTAAGCACGATCTCTGGTTCTTCTGTTTATCGAGCTTCTGGCGGCAAAGGATACTCGTACACTAATGGCCATCCACCCGGGTACGCAAATATCAATGGTTATCAATCAGACGGCTCTGGTGCTGGTAGCGCCGGCAGTGATGCAAAGAATGGACGAATTTATCTACGCTATCCCAGCAAATATACACTGACCAACCCTGGGGGCGGTTTGACATTCCAATCTGGATGGACAGGTGGCTACACAAGCACAACTGAAAACTGCACCGAAATTGTTGCAGGTACAGGTAATATCGAATTTAGTTAATTATGAAATATTTTGCAATTATTGATTCAAATAATGAAGTAGCAAATGTATTTGTTGCTCCAGATGATACTACCGAAGAGTTTTACACAAATAGTACTGGTAAAAAGTGTTTAGAGTCGTTTCCTGATAGATCTCAACGAGTGAGACCAGCGGGGAAAGGAGGTTCGTATTCTAAGGAATATGACGCATTTATTAATCCGCAACCGTTTGCAAGTTGGAATCTAAATACCGAGACTTTGGATTGGGAACCTCCAGAAATCAAACCTGAAGACGATGAAAGTTATTTCTATACTTGGGACGAGGAAAATGTGGCTTGGAAGAAGAATCCATTTCCATACCTGACGAGTTTTACCAAAGAAGACAATGATCTTATTAAACAATGCTCTTCTCCTGAAGAAGTAGAAGCAATTAAAGATCAGCTGTCAGAAGCAGCACAAAACGAAATTTGGCCTACATAAAATGATTACACTTATTCGCCCACTTCTATTTAAATTTCTACAGTCTGACAAAGTAAAAGCATTGATTGTAGAAATGCTTGAACGACTTGCTGAAAAAACAGACAATGATATTGACGACGCAGCAGTCGAGTTTGTAAGAGCCGGTCTATTCCCTGCTAAGTAATGGAGTGGAATGGACCTCCCGTAATACCCGGTTTAAATCTACCTGAAGCACCCTTATTACCCGGTCCTGTACTAGCACTACCAAAGGGTGAATTGCCCTCTTACAAGCCGCTTGTAGCACCTCCTAGCGTGCTCAGGCCACCTCCAGGAATAGAAGGTATCAACACAACAGATGAACCACCTGGAGAGGAAGAAAAAGACACTGAATCTAGTGACATCCCTCTTTCTAAAACAACACTGCCACCCCTTCCACCAGAAGCTCAGATGATAGAAGTCCCATTTACGGACATGGAGGTTCCTATGCCTTCAACTATCATCATGACTACAGCAGTTACTACAGCTTTTATTTCTGTAGGTGCCACCTTAGTTGCTACTTCGTTGTTTAAATACATTGTGATGGTAACGAAGCCTGTAATTAAAACAATATGGAACAAGCTAACAAAGAAAAAGCAGGACCAAGAAATTTCCTCGCCAAAGTAAAAGAAAATACCGAGGATGAAATCCAAATTCTTGGTACGTTTGTCAGGTTAGGTGTAGTTGTTTGGAGTGGTTTTATTATCACTCTGAACTACGTTGACCTACCAATGATCAAAAAGGGTCAAAGTGGTGGAGACATCACCTTTGTTGCCAGTGTATTCACTGGTGCTTTGGCTACTTTTGGTCTGACAACATCTAACAGCAAAGCTGCAGCACCTAAAACTCCCGAAACTAAAAAGAAAGAAGAATGAAGTATCTATTTCTTTTGTTGATGTTGGCTAGCCCCGCTACCGCACAACAAATCACCCCTAACTTTACTCAGGGGTCAATGCAATCTACTACTACAACCACCGTAGACATCGACCGAACCATTGCGACAGAGATTTTCGGTGGTGCATATTCATCATGGTCTGGAACAAACGTAACACCAAGTGGGGATATTTCAGATCCCGCTACAACTTATTCAGTTCATACTGCAGGAGATCAATTTCAACTGGAAATTGTGACCAGAGCAGCCGGTCTAATCGAAACAATCGATGTAGACGAAACCATCGAACAACTTACTACTACTACATCCTTGTCGGTCTTCTCTCAGTAAGCCCTGCTTACGCTGATGACCCAAAGGTTCAGAACACATCTAACCCCGTGGCTGCTGCTACGGGCAACGTAACAAACCAGGCGGTGCAGTTCCAGAACAATGGAGCACCGTCTAGACAATATTTTTCAGGTAGTAACAGCTGCAACGGTACAACAATGCAGTTCTCACCCTTTTATATGGGTAATGACACTATTCCGTACTCAAATGAGAGCTACGTAACTAGCAACAATTGGGGTGCTCAAATCAATTTCTCTGTCCCGTTGGATGGAGGAATGATTGAAACCTGTAAAGCAATTGCACGTAAGCACGAACAAAAGATGAGACTCGACTATGAGTTGGTTCGTGCCTTGAAATGTACAGAGATTATGAGAACAGGGTTTACTTTTAGACCTGAAAGTCGTGTCTCTGCATTGTGCAATGACATCGTTCCAATTGTCTCCCTGGAAAAACCAAAAACACAAGATTTCTACCTCCCTAACTGGTAATGCTGGAAGCAACAGTGACGCTAGTCATCGCTGCTATAGCTGGCGGTGCAGCTCTAAATAATAGATTACACAACAGAATTAATAACGTGCATGACCGTATTAGCGGGCTGGATCGCCGTATTGATGCCATTGAACTAGGTGTAGCTACTGATTATGTATCAAAGGCTGACCTATCAATAATGACCAAACGGATGGAAGATCACATGATCCGCATTGAAAATAAATTAGATCAAATCGTTCTTAGAAATAGTTAATTATGTCTTTCAAACTTGTCGATACCATTCGTGGCACTGTGCTGCAAGAGTTCGACTCTAAAGAAGCAGCAGAAAAAGCATTGAGCCATCAATCTACACTAGACAATAATGTAGTTGAACTCCAAGCTGCGGTTGCACCTAAGAAGAAAGCGACCAAAAAGGTAAAGGCCAATGTCAAAACAGAAGAATAAGGCTACAGAAGCTCAATTTAACGAACTGCATAATTTAGTTACGACAGAATTCCTCAACCGAGTTAAGTCAGGCGAAGCCACTACTCAAGATCTTAAAGCAGCTTGCGACTGGCTAGCTAAAAACGACATTAGTGGTGTTGCTTTTGAAGGCAATCCTCTGTCAAAACTAGCGAGCGTTATGCCTTCTATTGATCCCGAACTCGTACAGAGCAGACTTTATGGCAGGAAGTAAAACATCAATCTTTTACAAGAAGAATGAAGAGGCACGCCAAAAGCGTTTAAAACAACAAGCAAAATACAACAAGACAGAAAGGGGATTAAAGATACGGACTTCTGCTAATGCAGCTAATCGTGCAAAAGGTACTTACGGAAATGGTGACGGCAAAGACGTTGCCCATAAACCCGGTAGAGAAGGTGGCAAAAAAGCAAGCGATGTAACGCTGCAAAGACCTTCTAAAAACCGAAAGAGCAGATTAAAAATCCGTAGCTAATGACTCCCTTACTTCCAACTCCTGAACATTACTTACACAACCTAATAACCATGACATCCTCTGAAGCAAAGCGTCTTTGGAGGCGCAGCATTAAAGAGCATTTTAGCTGTACATGTGTTTATTGCGGAGCAACTTATGAATTACACGAACTTACTTTGGATCACGTTCATCCTCGCACCCTTGGCGGTGAGGATATTACCAGTAATCTGGTATGCGCTTGTACACAATGTAATCAGGACAAAGGAAGTACTTATTGGCGTTCATGGATGAGAGAACGCTTTGGACCTAATCTTCTTAGAGAAGAACTAATTCTTTCACATATTAACTAATAAATGTCAAACGTCCTAGTGGCGTTACAGGATGACTTCAAGCTGTTTCTTCAAGCCCTTTGGGGACAGCTTGACCTCCCTTCGCCTACACGCGCACAGTACGCAATTGCAGACTATCTACAACATGGACCTAAACGTCTACAGATTCAAGCTTTCCGAGGTGTTGGTAAAAGCTGGATTACAGGTGCGTTCGTGTTGTGGACACTATTTAACGATCCAGAAAAGAAGATCATGATTATCTCTGCGTCTAAAGAGCGTGCAGATAATAT